TAGAAATGACAGCAGAAGAAATGAAAGAGTGGCTTAAGAAATCTTCTCCATCAACAAAAGACCTTATCAACAGCCCTCCGCATTACACCAGCGGAGGGATCGAAACGATAGACTACATGGAGGCCAAGTCCACCCCTGAGGAATTCAGAGGGCACCTACGCCTTACAGCACTCAAGTATCTATCCCGCGCAGGCCTTAAAGACGACACACTCAAGGATTTAAAGAAAGCGCAATGGTATATCAATGCCCTTGTGGAATTCATAGAAGACAGCACGGATAAACCATAGTAAACTACGTCAATGGACGACGAAAAACTAATGCAGATAGTCAGGATTACCGTGGACGGGATAACGTATCCCATGTTCGCTCCCGTTATTTGCAAAGAAAATGAAGAAGTAGGCGAAATTCAAGACCTAGAATTCGGTGAAATCGTCGTAATGAAACACATTGTATCTTGCCTACTTCATGGACTGAATAATACGGTGCAATAAAAAATAATAGAATACCTTTATAGAGACCTTCGGGTCTCTTTTTTTATCTAAAGAAAGTAAGTAGATACTTATTGTGGGAAAAGGTGTCCTATAAAAAGTATCTATGTGGAAAAAAAGTACCTAAGTAAGAATTATTGTGGGTACTTTTAGGCGAGTTGGGCGAAATTTGACGTAATGGGCGTATATTGTGGGTACTTCGGTGTTTTTTAGAAAGGGCGGATGGTCTGAATGGCTTGGGGCGTGGGTCTTGGGGCTTGGTGAGTGGTGGGAGGGGAATGGATCATGGACCACGGCCCACGGGCAATTATGCGTTCTCATATAGGGACGTTTTGAAAAAAAAAAAAATGAAATTATTTTTTTATAATTTGACGTAATAGACGTAATGCCGTAATGAACCAGTCATAGCAAGGGTTTCAAGCATTACGTTACATTACGTTGAAATAATAGACGTAATGAGCAATCCAAATCGTTCTAAAAGTGCGCGCGAGACATAAATTTGGAAAAATTAATTTCTTTTTTTTGGCTAGAAAAGAGTAATGGAAGTGATTTTTTGAACACAAAGACATCTGATTGACATGCCTACTTATTATCGGTATATTACGTGGGTAGTTTTATATATCAGGAGAAATCAAGAATGCCTTTGAAAGATGTTGAAGTAAAGATGAATGGAATAACACCTAGGCAACACACTATCCGCCATAGCGTAAATACTGGAAGAGCTAAGTATCCATTCAAGGCAATGATAATAGGTGATTACATATCTGTTGGCTCTCAAAAAGAAGCAGAGAACATCAGGCATGCACTTAAGTCATTCTATAAACGAATAGCTAATAGACGCTTTACTGTCAGACAGCCCATGGAAGATGATAATGTTTGGATATGCCGGAGGGTAAGCTAATGGCCGCAAAGGATGTTTGGAATGTCCCGCCCATCTTGGGGGATAAATTGCAGAAGAGACTATCTAGTAATGTAGGCTCTTTGCTTAGTCAGAAGAAGAAGTTAAATGGCCGCGAGTGGAAGTTTGTGCAAGAGCTGGTATCAGGTGACGGTCAAGTCACAATGAAAGAGTGCGCCATCCGTGCTGGCTTTAGTGAGAAGTCTGCAAAGGTCACGGCATGGAAGCTTACTAATCCTGAAATCTGTCCGCATGTAGTCGCCGCGATCCAAGAGTATCGTGCCGAGTTAAATGCAAAGTATGGCACCAATTACGATAGGCACATGAAGGATTTGCAGTTGATACGGGATAAAGCACTTGAGGCTGGCGCATTTGGTGCGGCGGTATCTGCTGAATATCGTCGAGGCCAAGCACTTGGCACCATCTACATCGAGAGAAAAGAAGTTCGTATCGGCACCATCGATAGTATGAGTAAAGACGAAGTAATGCGTAAGCTTGAGGAAATCAAACGCATCTACGGCGCTCCACCTCAAACCATCATTGATATGGAGCCCATCGATGTAATAAAAACCATCGAGGTAGAACCGGCATTTGACGCAAACGAGGTAATTGAGAATGGCAATAAAACCAGAGGCGGGGCTATACAAAAGACTGAAGGAGAATCTACCGGAGGCGCACATCACGAGGATAGAGTCGAGAGTGAACCTAGGGATACCGGATTGCCTGATAGCGCTGAACAAGACTAGGTTTGTAATGGTGGAGCTGAAGGTGGTAAAGCGCGGTAAAAAGGTCGCGCTTAGTCCACATCAAGTAGCCTTCCATCTGAAGCATGCCAGCCTAGGCTGTCCCACATATATCTTAGTGCAGTATCATCCGGCCGGCACAACATCTGCACTAAAGGCCGAGCTATTGCTGTATGACGGTGGCCAAGCAGAGGATTTACTGTTGCGTGGCGTGGAGTGTATACCAGCTGAAAAATGGCCGCTATCGCATGTGCAATGGCATATGTTTAGGCATGCTTTAACCGAGTAAAAGAAAAGGGGCTTAGCGCCCCTTTTTTATTTCCCTCCAAATAGATGTGCAAATAACACCATCGATATAAGCTTTAATAACATGCCGAGTGTAATTGGTGAATTAGTCTCTGCCGGTTTGGCCAATATCGTGGCACGCTCGCGCCGTAGTCGCTGGCGCCTTTCGTGCGAGGTTTCTCTTGTCATAGCTGGCCATTAATATCCCTTGTAGATTCTAATGGCCTCGTCTTCTAGGCTGTCGCTGAATCCATCGCCTATGTCGCTAAAACGAACGGCAAGGCCTTCCTCGTCCACTATTCGCAATAGTTTAACCTCGTATAGCGTCGGACTGTCTCCGGTGCCGTAGCCGTCGTAGCATTCGTCCACATCGGCCGTTACTAAATACCCACTATGTTCAAAATCAAAGCTCACGGATTATCTCCTCGTATCTAAGCGCATCGTCAGAAAATTCTCTTAGTATGGCAATCACTTCCTCTTCTGAATAGCCTTTATTGATAGCATTATCGCCAAAAGCCAATTCATATACGGCCTCTTTAAATTGTTTGTCGGTCATCTCATCTACCTTTCGTATGCATCTAAAAAATCGTTAACGGCCTCTTCTACGGTCTCTCCCACGTAGCTGGTTGATATAATCTCGGTGCAATCGTCGTCAGAGAGCTCGTAGCCTAAATTAGCGGCGAAGGCCTTTAGTTCATCAAAGCTCATCATGCACCTCCTCTACATAAGCGGCATTCTCGGTCTGATAGCGATACTCTTTTGCGCAAGCCATCGCGTCTTTTTGGTTGTCAAAGGTGCCTAGGCATGTCCCATTATGGTTATAAACTTTGAATGTCATACTGTTACCTCCTCTACTGAATTTGTGATTACAGTCCAGTCATCTGCAAACTCACGGTCTGCAAAGGGTTTCCAATCGGTTCGGTCTGTATCGTATGCCTTTTCTAATGCCTCGGTATAATTATCGGCCTCAATCTCAATCTCGTATACTTCGCTCAATTCTGCTAATACCCTAAATTTAGTCATCTTGCACCTCCATTAGGTTTTTTACATCGGTATCAATCATGCATGCCACTACATCCCTCAAGTCGTTTTCGGAAAATTCATTGATTAATACGCCTGTTTCCTCGTCGTATATCCCTATCGTTACATCGTAATACCATCTTTTAGTTTCCATCACACACCTCCACAATTCGAAAGTCTTCTCTATCGGTAAAGTCTTCAATGTTGCCTTCCTCTACCTCTTCTTCCATCTCTTTAAAAAACCAGTCCAGCTCCGCCGTCATCGCTCCATGTATTAGTCCAGCCGCCACATAGGCAATATTCTTGCACTTCGTATTTAGTCATATCACACCTCCAATTAAAAGTAATGCTGTCGTTAAAGTAATTGCCCATAGGCATATCGTGAAAGTTTTCTCGGTCATAGCTCGCCCTCCTCTAATACTGTATCGCCGTCCTCGTCTATAACCCATGCCGGATTAGTGCTCCACTCCCATTCTAATGGGTAAGTGTCATCGGTTATGTCTACCTTAGTTCCGCTGTATTGCTCGCGCCCTAGTGCCTCCTCCGGCGTGTCTGCCTCCACTTCAATCGTGGTTATCAGATAGCGGCATATTGTGTATTTAGCCATGATTAGCCCCTTTCAATGGAAAAACTTCGGTTACGGTCCAGCCATCAAAATCAACTGGTTTCCACTCGCCGCCATCGGTATCGCCGGCAATTTCAATGGCTTGCTCCAATGTATCGGCTTCAATCTCAATCCGTAATATGGTCACATACTCTGCGTATGCTTCAAATTTAGCCATGGTTTAATCCTCCTCTATAATGCCGTTGTCTAGGCATGCTTGTAATACAATCTGCGCTAAGCGCCTATCTGCCATTATGGCGTTGCCTATTGTCTCTTGGAGTTCCAGCCACTCATCAAAGTCTATAATGCCTTGCCATTCATAATTATCAACAAGTCGGCTTATCGCCCAGTCAATGCTTGTATGTAGATTCATTTTGATTCTCGCTTTCTAGTGTTTTAAAATGGTATTCCAATGTCCTTCGGCCTCATGTTTATACTTATGCCAATGATGATGCCCGTCATCGTCAATTATTAACCATGCATATCGCTTAAAAGGTGCAAAATACTTAACCCATGTCTCT